ACTGCTCATAGTCCAGGGCAGGAGCATCGGTGAGTTCGAGGACTTCTGTGTAGGCTTTGACAAGATCAATGGCGATCGTCTCAACGATCTCCAGAGTCTCGTTTAGGTTTTCTTCCCCGTCACCAGCCGTAGCAATGTCATCAGTGATCTCCAGAATCTCGTCATAAGCGATCTCTCGGTCATAGACCGCCGCTTCAACGATTTCCAGAACCTCAGACTTGCTAAGAGCAACATCTCTCGTTGCTCCGTCGATGATTTCAAGAACTTCGGAATAGGAGCGCGAGATCGCGAACGCGACCGTTTCAGCGATCTCCAGGATCTCAGTCTGGGTGAGAGCTGTATCGCTACCTTTAGTTTCAACGAGTTCCAGAACTTCTGAGATCGACTGCGTGTAATCCTTGGCGATGGTTTCCAAGATCTCAAGAGTCTCATCCTTTGAGACTCCAAGGTCTTTCGCCTTCGATTCGACCAGTTCCAGGATTTCAAAGAGAGCGTTCGCCGCGTCCAGGGACTGAGCATCTGTGAGGTTGAGTGTTTCAACCTTTGAGAGAGCGATGGCTTTGAAACTGGTCTCGACAATTTGTAGCGTTTCGCCTTTGTCGAGCGTTTGATCCAGCGCATAGCTATCTACAATCTCAAGCGTCTCGTCGAGATCAAGGACGTGCGCGGTCCCCTCGTCCGTGACGAGAGCTGGCCACGGTCCTCCATAGACACCTAATCTAGTGAATTGGCCTGAGGCCTTGGCCATCTTCTACTCCTAGATGATCGCGAACAGCGCACCGTTCGGCGGTGTCTGGCTCAATGCTTCAACAGTCAGAATCCCTGCACCGTCATAGTCGGTAATCAGAGTTGCCTCAACCCCCATGGTTGCATCATTGCGGAACACAAGAACCTTGCCATTGAATTCATCAGCATTGGTCGAGGACAGGTCAGTGTCGAAACTAGTAGCACTTGGCGACCCATCGGAGATTGCTCCGAGCGTCACCGTCTCCATCGTCTCTTCGAGGTTGTCGGCGGCAGTCGCAGAGCTAGAGATCTTCACGACATCGACACCTGCGCTGTTGCCGATCAACACAGTGGTTGTTCCGCCATCGTTAATATCAGAGGTTGTGCTATTCCCGATATTGTTATAGGCGACGAACGCATCGGTGGAGCTGGAGCCGATCAGGATTCCGTTATCAGTAGATCCTTCAATCTGGTTACGTTCGATGAACGTGTTGTTGGTCGTTCCGCCGCTGATTCGGATCGAATCCCCTTGGCAATCTCTGAAATGATTGTCATAGATGTGGTTGTAGTTGCTGGACCCGGAGCTACCGTCCACCTCGATACCATGGCCAGTTCCAGACTGGCCACTGTCAATGAACACGTTGTCATGGATCATGCAGTTCTCGCCTCGGAGAATGCTGACGCCATCGCCCCGTGTGTCGTTGATCCAGCAGTTATGGATTCGAATGAAATCGGCATCGGTAATCTGAACGCCAACGCCGCTGCCAGTCGCTGCGGTATTGATCTGGAACCCGGAAAGCTCGATCCCATCTGCAGTGATAGAGATCGTGTCCCCGCCTCCGGATCGCGTCCAAATAAAGTCTCGGCCAGGCCCTCGAACAAACAAATACCTCTTGGAGAGAGTTACATCCTCAGTGAGAGTCGTTGGACCGGCAGAAGCTCCAGAGAGCAAGATAATCACATCATGGTTCGAGTCGGTTACGGCGTTGTCATGGCAGTCTTGAACTCCAGCATACGGATCGGAGATCCCGCCACGGTTGCCGTTCGCGTGGGTGTCACCGTTCGTTGGGTCGACATAATAGATGTTCCCGATCGGCTGCCCGGTATGCGAGCCCCGTTGGTGCTCGACCATAGTGTGGACAGTTCTGAACTGATCGAGCATGTTGGCATCGCGTGTTGCATTTGCCAGCGAATAGAAGATTGGGTTCTGCGGGAAGATATAGGCTTCGTCGCCAACGACTACAGTGAAATCGCATGCAGAATCAAGGGTGATCTGCGCCTGTGATGGAGAGGCCGATTGAACCGTATCTGTAATCCTGCGGATGTTTCTCTGCTGTGAAGAACTAACATCAATGAACATGATATACATACCATTCCATTGATCGTTAGATGTACTATCGACATTCAATTCCATGATGGTCTGCGTTGATACTGCCGCGACATTCCCATTAAACATGCAGATCTTGTCCAGGACTGCGTTTGCAACTTCCTCTTCTGCATCAAAAACGCTCGCGCTGATTGCATTGTTCGCCAACTCCGAAGACCCAATCGCGTTCGATTGGATCGCCGATGCAGTGATGACGTTGGAACTCATGCTGGATACGTTAGCGTTGAGGCCCCATGCTGCACCGCTTGCGAAGAACGCATCATAGATCGCAGTCTCTATCACCTGGAATTCATGCCAAACCGGGAGGTGCGTGGTGGCGTCTGTCATCTGCAGAAGGAGAGGTCCAACAGTATCAGTCTCGTCGGTGTCGAGAGTGACCTCGTAATATCCGTCACCACCGGCAATCGCTGTCACAGTGTCGGTGACTGCCGTGAATGTGGTGCCGCCAGCCTTGCAAACCTCAGGGCTGCCAGTGACGCCGGTCTCTGGAGTAACCCCATCGGTTTTGTCGAGGAAGGGTCCGATACAGACCACAACCGAGGTCGATTCTTTCAAGAACCGCATCAGACTCTCCTAGCTCGATACGAATGCATCATCGCAGGGATCGCATTCGCCGTTATCGTATCTGTCTCAAAAGATATGGTTAAAATGTTCGCTGCCTGGGTGTCGTTGACATCCCATTCGACCTCAACTTCGCTATCGACAAGATTGCTCATCAGGGCCGTCGCGTCAGACGTTCCTCCAGCATCACCAATCTTAGCGAAGAACGATTCCATCGATTCCATCTGGCTCGTCGCCGTCCCGGCATCAGCAGACACATAGATCCCATGCTCATCGGTATCTGTCATGGCCATGCCAATACTGAGAGAGAAATCTCCCGTGTCTGGGGCCGAGGTGGACAGCTCGCTGACATCATCCCTTGTCGCAAGCATCATCGCAAAGTCAGGGGTCGTGCTTACTGTCGATTTGAGGAATTCCTGGAGCACCCCATTGGTCCCGCTGCTATCTTTTTGCTCAATATCCATCTGGAACTTGATGTGCGGATTCGGAAGCTTAAGGAACAACATCGTGAACATGTTGTCGTCATAAGTCGTCGAGTTGTTCCCAGCGCAGATGAAACCGGTATCTGTGAACCTAGCAATGGCCGGGCACCATTGGATGCTCGACGTCGAATACCGCGGAAACGGTGTTCCCCATCTCACACAATGGTCACGGGTGCTTGAAGTCGAGCTTGAACCAGTTCCATTGAAATGCCATTGCCTGATCCATTGTCGAAGGTTGCGAGCGCCACCCTCAGTGTTGAACGCACCGCCGAAACAATGGTATGAGTTCGATTTAATTCCAGTATCATCATCCATGCCACCGATCGAGAACATGACATTGGGACGGAACGTCAACCCGTCATAATCGTGATAGCCAGCGGCGTTCCAATTGTCATCTGGCTCCCAGCTATCCTCGACATACGCCTCAATATCATCGCCACCGAACGCAACCCAATGGACCTTGCATTGAACACCACCACTCACAGTGCTGAAGTTCATGGTGATCTTATTGGTTGTGAACGTGTTGCATGTCGCCTCGATAGTTGTTGAGTTTGCAGTGTTACTACAGAACCTCAGGCATGATGTAACAGAATGGGCCTTGTCGTTGTTTGCGCTGGTATCTCCAACTCGAACCCAAACAGACCCGTCATTGGTTCCATCGCTCATCCCATAACACCAGTTTGCCGCAGCGTTCGATGTATCGGAATTCGTCACATAAACAGCAAACAGCATCACCGCCTTTGGAGTGAAATCCATGCCGGTGACAACATCATGGTTGCCAGTCGTTGAAGGGGATGTGAAATAGCCATGAGCGATCTGGCAGTCTTTCTCCTGCTTCGGGTCTGATACAATCCCTGTCATCTGCCTGGAGAGCCTAGTTGTCGTGTCACTCAGCTCAACCCATACCCAGCAATCTCCATCTGGATCGATCGTGTTGCTTCCGCCATCGGTCAATGAAACGTCGAAGAGAATCTGATCGTCCTGCCAGCCAGCACCGCTGAAGATGACCGTCTGCTCGACCTTGTTTCCAGTCGAAAAGCTCGATGTGTCCGTTAGGAATACCTTCCCGTCTGTCGATGGATAGGTCCCAAAGCTCTCCCCCAAGATTAGGCATGCCTGGCTGGAACCACTGTCATTCTCACCAATATAGTTGTATCCGGTGGTATCGCCTTGACTCCATCGACGCATTCGGACATCGGTGATCTGGAACTTTGGCTCCCGAAACGCGATCGTCCATCCAACCCATTGCTCGTTAGAGCTGAGGGTATTCTCATATGCGCCAGTCGTTGCGGTACCAACCAGGATCTCATAGCTCGCATTAATCCCGCAGGCATCAGAGGTATGGTTGTCGATCTCCGTTAGCCCAGGGTCATCGGTCAACGTGACTGAGCCGCCCGTATCCCATGCGACAACCGAAACAACTGCACAGTCGTCTTCGGTCGTCGTGACACTTGGTGTGTCAGCATCTGAGGTTGTCCCGACAGCGCTCGCTGCTTTATGGATCGGGTTTGAGATGCTGCAACCAGCAACGGTGAAACAGATCGCTGCATATTCACCGGAGCCAGTCATTGAAAATTCATAGTTCGCAGGCTCGCTGCCACCAGCCACTTTCCACCAAATGGCCCCATGGACATCGTCATAGTTCGAAATTAAGGCAGATTCGACATCGACATCTTCATTACCGAGTAGATACCAGTTGTTGTAATTGCTGGAGCCTGGTTCTGGATAGCAGGTGTATGGGCCATCTGCGGAATAGCACATGACGACAATATCGCCGTCCCCGGCGTCAGCCGGTGAGGCAATGCTGAAGTTATTGACAGAGCCGCTATTGAATGCGGTGGTGACATTGCCAATCGTGATCGCCATTAAACCTCCAGGAAAAAAGGTCCCGGTGGGAGGCAAATCCACCGGGACCACAAGAGCCGTGCAACAAGCCTTGGCAAGGCCACAGCGAAGGAACTATTAGCCGTTTTGCAGAGTCCAGGTGATGGTGATTTGAAGCGTATCACTGGCACCCTTAACGATCTGTGCAAAAGTGAGGCGGCTGACTGCGTTGTTCGAACTGGAGGCAGTCGTCATAACAACTTCCGTGATGTCGGAATGGGTGGCGTCCCCGGTGTCCCAGAATGAGCGGAACTGAACGTTGGTGCCCCCATCAATGGGGTACCCACTGGAGAAGGCTTGATAGTCTCCCGAGACATCAAGCTTCAGTTCCACGTTTTGATCCCCGAGGGCGGCGGCGGTAGTACCCGTCCCCAGGCGCATTCCGTTCGGGTGGAGCGAGGATGCCTCGGCGACCGACAGGAAGTCTGCGACCATGTTGAGGCCATTGGTCGTGATGATGTTGTGGTTGATCTCATGGAACACGCGGTTCTTGACCGGGAGGAACAGGCCATTATAGATCTCGGAGTAATCCTCCGGATCATCGCCAGCATCCTCATCGATCTCGATCCCGATGTTCGCTCTCTCTGGCATGGACAGACCTTGAAGCTCATCATAGGTCATGTCCCGACCATTGAAGTCATAGACAGGCTTACCGTCGAAAGTCTCGATTTCGACGATCTGCTTGAAATTAAGTCCCAGTTTCACTGAACTTTACCCTTCTCTTTGATCTCTTGAAGAAGCCAAGAGGCACAGTCGAGAAGGGCGAAGATGTCAACCTCCTCGGGGTCTTTATCGACCAGGTCTAGGACTTTTCTGCCCATTTCGCTTTCCCTGATCTCATCAGGAAGGCTTTGTGCCACTTCAGCCATTTTTCCGCTTGCCATTGCTCGGAGTAGTTCCGGACCATCCAATTTCGGGCCTGTCTGCATTGCATCTCCAGGTAGTCAGGATTCTCAATCAGGGCTTCAAGATGAGGCCGGAGCTTACTCATCGTACACAGATTAAATGGTATCGTATCCTGGCCTAGCTTGTACCAGGCGTCCTCTGTGTCCGAATCCATCCAGCAGATCGTAACACAGCCTGCGGACAAAGATTCGAGAGCCGTGGAATGATAGGAGCCGGTGACGCATTCATCGATGCAGATGTGAGCGTGGCGTCGGGCCCTTAACACTTCCTCATACGGACGGTTTTCCAGGAGGACGATCTCCACTCGATCCTTATAGAGTCCCTTCAAGATTCGAAGGACCTCGAACGTCTTTGCGAACCCTTTTGAAGACCAGCCATGACCCGACCTCGTTGTCGGGGTATAGAGAATGACGACCCTGTCGGTGGGCTTCTCTCCTGGCATGAATCGCTCGTCGTCGATCGGTATACAGTTCGGCAGCACTTTGAGCTGCGGCGCGAACCGGGCCTGGTACTGAGCTACAACCGTCGCGTCTCTCGGATTGGGGGCTTTGTTCTTCCATCGGAAATGCTCCGTTGAATAGTGGGTCGCGATCGGTTTATCCATCGCGAAGATCCCCCATTTGTCATCTTTGAAGTAGGAGGTGGTGATGAACATGTCTGCGTTATGCATCACCTCCTCAGCCTCGGGAGTCCCAAAGAGATGTCGGTAGGGGAAAACTCGATCCCCTTTGTAGCCCGGCGTCCCGAGGATTTCTTCAGCCATCGCGCAAAACGGACGGCAAACCTGCATCGTTCGATACGGCATCCCAGCCATGGGGGTGACCGATAGGAACGCTATTTTGAGATCTTCATATTCATGCATTGCATGTACCATTCTCCAAGAGCCTCCGGTGAGAAGCAGCTCTCATATAGCCTTCTCGAACCGTCGACCAATTTCCTCCACAAATCGCCTGTGCCAATCTGCTCTGTTGCTTTCTCTACATCCTGCGGGCCCTCGATAAACCATATGTTTTCGCCATGAACGAAACGCTTTCCAAACGGAAGCTCCAAATCTTCGAGTCCTCGGTCGGAGATGATGGCTGTACCTATTGCGCAATATTCCACCACCTTCCTATCGATCGAATAGCCGTTCCCGCAGACATTCAGAGCGTAACGGTAACTCGCAATCTCGTTCATGTATTGGTCTGGGCTGACCTTTGAATGGTCAGCACCTTTGAAGAATTGATTGAACTGAACGCGGTTCGGGAGCTTCAGCCGGAAGATCCTGAACGACCCCCTCATGAGAACTTCCTCGGTCTGTTCCTCGAAATCCTTGCGTGCCCTAAGGCCTGGGAGCGTCTTCGAGATGAATTCTTGCGTATCTCCAAGGCCACCACCAATAGCGAAACAGAACCCGCCAGGAAGAACAGGATAGCGAGCGCGATCCATCCAGCCATTCGGATACCTTTCTGGGTGGAACTTCATCTTCATAATTGCGTCGATGCCCTCGACGTCATCCCAATTGCTAAGGTCCGGATAGTCCGAATAGCACACCCCAAGGTTCACTCCGTTTTCGAACTGAACCTTATAGATATCCAGCGGATGACCTGGAGACACCAATTCAACACCGGCAGCTTCGAGAGCCATGCGAACCGGGTTGGTATAGGTGACGAAGTATTCTCCTCCGGGCTTATAGAATAAGGGATGGTGCTCCGCGAAATCGGATCGATGTAATGGGAAGATCGCCTTCATCTGGAACAGAATTTCTTTGCTAGGTCCGAGCACTCCTTGCGCTCTTCGTCGGACATCGGGCCTGGGGTTCTGTTCCTATGGAACCTAAGGAACGGGGCACATTTGTCATGCCAGTCTAGAGGAAATCTGCGATCGACTCCGCGTCGACCGCGCGCACTCGGGATCGCTCTTCCGATGTAGCAGAATGTGGAAGGGACTTTGCAGATATGATGCTTTGTTCCAAAGGACAGATAGAACTCGAAGTCTTCCCCGAAATCGAGATCTTCATTCCATCGATGTGCCCTGGCTTCCGGCCCCGAGCAAAAAAAGCCCATGGAGCATGTGCCCTTCGATCCGAACTGAACAAGGTCTTCGTATCCGTTGACTTCACGGTTCTCCGATGTCGTCTTGGGTTGGATGTTTGGCGGCAAACCCCAATTGATAATCACATTCCCAAACACAGCCTTCGCTTCGCATTTCTCAATCATTGGATAAAGCAGCGAGAACTGATTGATCGTGTTCGGGCCCATCAAGTCATCTGCATCGAGAAAGAAATACCAGTCTGCGTCAGGGTGTGCGTCCATCCCTCGATTCCTGGCTTTTGATCTGCCAAGCTCTCCGCGATGATCTTCAACTACCATAATCACCACTTCATCGAAGATATGCCTGCGATTCTCGCGGGCCTCATGTACGCTTTGAACAGCCAGCTCAGAAAACACGTCATGTCCTGGGCCGACCGGGATGACGACGACTAGCTTCATTCTTTATCGATGGCTCCCCTCGCGAAGAAACGCTTCCCGACAGGTTTTCGGTTAACAACATTCTTCTCGCCAAGCATCCTGTCGAGGTCATAGCGAGAGTAACCGGAGTTGCTCCCGATGAAATCTTCATTGCCGAACGTATAGAAGAACAGCGCATTGTGCTTAGCAACTCGATAGATCTCTTTGAGATACCGCTCGGTCTGAGCCTTGGTCAGGTTGTCGAAGACGTTTAAGCAAAGAACCACGCTGAAGGTATCGTCATCGAAATCGGAAAGGTCTTGCCCGTTATTGACATGAAACTCAACGTTGTCGAACCCAAACTCCTCTTCGTTGATTTCCATTGCCCTCTCAATCTGGGACTCTGAAAAGTCAACTCCGTGGTAAGCTTTCGCCTTACCGGCCACAGCCTGGCTGAACAGGCCAAAACCGCAGCCCAGATCAAGAACGACTTCGTCGTTTTGTAGGTCTGGTTCGATCTCATGTCTGAAGACAATCATTTCTTCACAGTTGATATCAAACGTTTCATGGTCATAGACCTTCGCCATATGGTTCCAATAACCAGGCGATCTCTTGTTAACCATCAGCCCTCCTCCATTCTGCAATTATCGAAGACTCGGCGTTCCCGGAATCGCCTGTTATCTCACATTTAAAACCAAACTCCTTTAGGTCCATTTCATCCCATCCAGAGACATGAACCTGTGCCGGATTGAATCCATATTCAGGATAGGATTCAGTGCCGTCTTGCTCCCAGAAACCATTCGGCGTGAAGATGATGATGTGATCTGAAACTCTCTGCGCCTGCTGAATCAATGCTTCTGCTTTGTCTTTGTCGAGGTGCTCAATCAGATCAATCATCAATGCAATATCAAAGGACCTATCCTCAAGTCCAGAAATGTATTCAAGGGCATCGGCGCAAACGAAATTGCATTGCTCAGACGCCTTAGTTCGATATCCCTCATAGCAATCAACGCCGACGATATCCCTGACTCCAACCGATCTCGCCCAACCGGAAGATATCCCAATTCCGCATCCGAGATCGATGACCGATTCTACTTCAGAGCATGCCGCTGCTACGAATCTGCTAATGTGCATTTTGCTTTGTCAAATGAAGAATGTCCCATGAGATCTTCCCGCCATGCCAGTTGTATGGGCCGACGTTATCAACCTCTAAGCAGTCATAGCCTGAGATGGATGCATAATATTCCATCTCATGCCTCTCTCTTAGATACAGAGTGCCCTTTGCGCAATTGTCTTGAATCCATTGGCTGTCCTTCACTAGATAGGCTGTCTGGACAGAAAAGATTCCATCGCGCTTAATCCTGGCTCCCTGCAAAAGCTGGAGGAGCTGGGAATCAGAGCAATGCTGAAATACCAGATGGCAGATCGCGAGATCCGCTGGCGATGCTTTCGAGATATCGTGAGATAGATATTTTTCGTCCGCATCAGATTTCTCAAGGGCTTCTTCGCAGATGTCAATTGAGATCACATAGTTCCCATAGCTCTTAAGGAATCTAGACATCCTCCCGTCTCCGATCCCGATATCGAGAACAACCTTCCCGTTCGGTATCGCTAGTTCATGCATCTCAAGGACGCGTGGCGGCATCGAGTTTGTCAGCCAATAGCGATCTCGGTTTCTATGGACCTCTGACCAAAACTCTTTCATTAGATGAAGTTCAAGTGATCTGGAGGGTTCATTAGGTCGAGCATTGCATGGTTGCGCTTCTCATAGAGACAGGCGCATTTGCATCGCGCTCTCACGTTGAATCTCTGTCGCCATTCCGCCTTTTCCGCCCAGAGTTCCGCAAATCTCTTATCGCCAGAAATAGACCCAATGAGCCCAGAAGGAGCACCAGTAAGAGTGCAGCAGGTGTAAACATTACATTCACCTTCAATGACACACAGTACATCTTTCGTACCGCAATAGTCATAGTCTTGCACCGGGGACATCTTCATGTTGTTCAGACGTTCCTCGAACAAATCTGCGAGAACAAAGCGCGTTTCATGGTCTTTGTAATCAGCCTTGAAAAGGTTGAGCTGATACATGACATGCTTAACTTGCTCGTCGTTCAGGAGATGGTCACCGGCTGGAGTAAAGGCCATAGACACACGCATGTTGTCCACGTCGGCTTCGAGAGCGTTCTCGGCGCCTTGATAGATCTCATGATGGTTCTCAGGAGTTACTACATAACCGATCCCAATAACTTGATCCTGTCGTCGATCGACGAGCCGTTTGATACCGGCCCAGGCTTTCTCCCAATGAGATTCCCGAACTCGACGTACTGCTGCATAGGTTGAAGGTGTGCCAGAATCGATGCTGACACGAACCCATTTCAGTTTGGTATTAAATAAGAGGTCGGCCCTTTTCTCTGTGAGCAACGTCCCATTGGTGACAAGGCCGACCTCAAAACCGAAGGAGGCTAAGCGTTCGAGAAGCTTATCGATGTGCGGATATGCAAGCGGTTCGCCGCCCCCCGTCACCTCGATCGCTTTCGTCCCCATTTCATAAAGATCCTCAAGGATCTCTTCCATCTTCTCCCAGGGGATATGTTTCGAGGTATCGAAGATCTCTGAGTTCTTCCAGTTGCTCAATCGATAGCTACAAAACACACAGTCCTGGTTGCAGACGTTCTGCGGCATCAGATGAACCTGGATCGGGTTCAGGTGATGCGACTTCTGGCATTTGAATGCATCGACGAGCTGGGGGTGGTAGTTCACCTTGTGCGTCGAATAAACATTCTTCCCCGTCATTCTTGCCTCCTTCGCAGGGCCTCGGCTCTCCATTGGTGCGCATCGTATTCGTCTTTGCGAGTGATGGTGACGCGCTCGTCATGCACTCGGTAATCGCACAGCACTACCGGGACATAAAGGAAGTTCCCCCTCGTTGCCTCTTCGGCTCGGAGCCACCAGTCATAGTCATGGGAGATGCTGCCGCGATGATCGCCTACGGCTTCATAGACGGATCGTTTATATAAGAAAGAAGGACCCATGAAACAATTTTCTGAGTCCTGCAAAGAATAGCCCTGATAGTGCCCCTGCTTTAGAGGCTGACTGCGAAGTGGCACCCATACGCCGTCGCATATGCGGCCTTGAACTCGGTTGTATGCAGAATAAGCAACATCAGCGTCAGACTCCTCAATCATCTGAACAAGGGTTTTCAACCACTCCGGGTGCATCGTGTTGTCGGATGAGACCCATGTGTGATAGTCACCAGTACACCGCCGAAACCCTGAATTCAGGGCCTCAGCGGTGCCTAGGTTGCGATGGTGTGTGATTACAAGCTTGCCTGTCTTTTCGAGAATCTTTGCGATGGCCTGGGTTTTCCTATCAGGGAATCCATCTATAACGAGAATGAATTCGATCTCTCCATCGAAGAATTTCTTCTGCTCCATGACAGAATCAACGGCATCGACGATGTGATCTCCCTGACGGAAGGTTGGCATAACCACAGACACTTTAGCCATCGACTAGATACTCCCTCAGGGCTTCCGCTTCTTGTTCTCGAATCGAATCAGTTCTAAACCAATTCATAACAGTCTTGATCTTCGAATCACACAGGATTGGCTCTCGCTCGATGTCGATCGTATCGATCTCATGGAGCCGGTGAAGTCGCGTTGCGACGTCAAAGAGCCAGGCATAGCACATTACATCTTCATGGGTCGCGATGTTTCTCGGGACGACCCGGTCCAGGATGTCATGCCATTTCTTAGTAATCACTGGCGTATTCCCAATTTTGACGCAGACGATCTCGTCAGGGTATTCATCCATCTCTTCATCGAGAATGTCGTCCCAACCCTTTGTCTCGAAGGACATCGTGTCGGAGCCAATTAGGATGACTTCCCCAACACACCTGCAGGCCATTTCATTTAAGGCCTGAGAAAAACGTATCGGCTGCTCAGAATAGAGAAACGAAATGTTATCAAAGTCCCGATATGTGATGTTCGTCATGTAGTCATATTCGGGGACCATCTCCTCGTCATCGACAAGAAGAACAATCTCTACGCGGTCGAAGTATGTCGCCTCTTTGAAGGCTGACAGACACAACCGCTCCGCTTCATCCGGCCCGGATTCCGAATAGCAGAGAACTGAAATGGTTCTCAACCTACGAGGTTCTCCATCGCCGCGTTGTACGATTCCTGGTCAGCGTCTTCATCCGGGCTAGACACATGACCGTTAAGAACCTGCATGTCTTTGCACCCCTTGTGCCAGCGGAGGTGTCCTGTCGAATCCATCATCAGGAACTCCTTCGTGGGAAGGATGTGCATGATGTGGAAGATTTCGTCTTTGATCTTGACACTAAAAAGGGACATGAAGCTTTCCTCTAGGTGGTAGCGCTCGCAAATCGTCGATCGGGAAACATCTGATCTGTGAGTAGCGAGACATGTTGATGAATTCGATGCCGCCCCATTTCTCCCAATGGCGATCAACTGCATCGCTCATGCTCTTAAGGTTCGGCGTTTGGTATAGCTCCGGCTCGTCGGATATCTTCCAGTTGTCAGTTTGCAACGGCGGATAGATATCGTATGCGTACTCCTTGTCCTTCTGGCGAAAAAAGTCGAGCCCGAACAGGTAGCAGCGTTCGAGCCCGACACAGGCGGCCAGAGCCAGAGCGGCTGTAGCAATTCCTCTATCAAAGAAGAGAACGTCTCTGATGTCCTTCCCTTTGATCTTATTTGTGAAGGGGACGATATACATGCCGAGCTGATTAAAGCGATCAGCGATGATCCCAGGGCGTCTGAGGACATGCTCAGCGATCCTTCTTGGGATAACCATCTTTGTCTTATCGTCGATGTATTTCCAAACCAGATCAAACGAATGAGCGTCCGCCATGCACAAATAATTAGGGCTGAAAAATTTGACGCATTGGTTGAGCCCGATAGTGACGCTTACCCCATATTCTTTTTTGAGAGAGGCCCAGTTGAATCCTTCGACGGAAAGACCAGTGCCAATGATCGCGCCCGTCTGTCCCTTATGGGCGTTAATCAGATTGTCTAGCTCCAGCTCCGCATGGGGCGGTTTTTCAAAGGAGCCAAAAGGAGACTGTACTTTCATGGTCCTGATCTCCGTCATAGAAGCAATCACAGACTTCTTCGCAGATCATATCGAGACGGGTTTGCTGGTCCCGATATGTGCGGTTTCCAATGATATCCACTACTGCCATTCGATGGTCGATTGGACAGTCGACATGCTCAATAAATCCTGGGAAGAGTCGAACCAGCGGGTAGCCGTTGATGCCTGACATCGGGAACTGGATATGCCAGAACGTCCCGAGCTTAAACCGTTCCCGCGGTTTGTGGAGAATGAGCTGATCTGCGATCTTTTTCCATTGCAAGGCCTGACAGAAATTCTCGGCCTCGCGCCAGGTGTAGGGTGTGACCGGCTCAGGCCGGATCAAACATCCGTCTACCCTGACTTTTTCAAATGGTTGATCGCTGATTCCCATGGAGCTTTCTCGAAGCAACTTAATGGAGAGAGCATGGACGTCTGGAAGATCTTTCCGTCCCAGTTTGCTCTTTCCAATTCCTTGTGTATTTGAGTCATATCGCTGACCATCATCACATGGCGGTCTTCCATGTATTGGTTGTCGTCAATATAGCTCTTAGCTCGCTCGGGCTTATCCTTCGGTTCCTCCCCAATGTAGTAATAGCAATCACTAGTGCTATAGAAATCTACACCGAGAAGGATGATTTTCTTGAATCCCCGCTTGATCGCGAGGCATAGGGCGGGCACTGCGGTCGTCTTGTTCATATAGAAATGCTCGCCATTGATGTCCCAACGGCGATTCGATTTGAACGTCTTCAGTCGATGCAGCCAGCGCGGAACCGGCTTCGATCTGAATAGCGACCAATGCAAAAGCTCCTGATGCATGTTCTCTTTCGAGAGAATCATGATGTCAGGGTCAATCACATATTCTCTGAATCGGTCTGCGACGGTGTTGTCGAAGAACATCCAGATCTCGGGCTTGAATGAATCTTTGTTCCTGAAAACCTCGTCATTAATAGCCGTAACGGCAAATAGAGGATCATCAAGAACGGAAAAATCAAAGCCGCGAAGAGAAGAACCTGATCCAAGAATGACAGCGATCCGGTCATCGTGATCCTTAAACAGCTCGTTAGCAGTACCAGGAAACACATATTTGTGATCGATGTTCCGACCAGTTGAGTAAAAAGGGGGGAGGTTTCCCTCCCCCCCCTGCACTGTCGCACTCTTGGAGAACGCAGACTTAGTCACTCAGCACGCATCCCAGAGAGGTATCAAGGATCTTGAAGCCATAGAGGATGTCGATCGAGATCAGCCAGCCGAGGCGCAGGTGGTCGTAAGACATGACCACGCGGAGGCCGGTGCCATCACGCGAGACCACAGCCGAACGGACACCAAGGTCAGACGGGGGCTGTTCGAGCGGACGGCTGACATATGCCAGAGCGTTGCGGTGGAAGAACGGCGATTGGTCATCGACGCCATCGGAATCCGCAGCAGAAATCGAAGGCACTGTCTGGTCAGCATAAAGAGCCATGCCGTACACCTGGGTAAGGAAACCAGTGGCCAGGGCCGGAGGATTCTTACCGAAAGTGTTGGCTTGGACGAACTCGGTCACGGTCAGGATCTGTTGCTCATGGTCAACACCGAGAACACCAGACACAGACGGCTGCCCGTTAGCTCCACGGAGCGGAACTTGCTGCGAACGCATCTTGGCGCGAACCGCTGCGAAGTCGCCGATCGCGAGGGCGCTAGCAGAGCTAGCAGTCACGCGGGCAAACGAGTTGTCGCAAAGACCGCCATCGATACCAAGGAGATCACCATCGATCTTCTCGGCCATCGGAATGATGGCAGGCTCCATGAATTCAGAAACGAGGTTTTTGATGGACGTCGCCATATCACGGTCGGTCAGGCGCCAGGAGACTTCCCGGTGCTTGTCGAGGGTGATAGTGACGTTGGTGGCTTGAGCGGTTTGCGGCGCGAGGGTCGCATCTTCGCTATAAGCCATATCGTTCACAGTGAACTTCGAGGGCTTTCGCGTATGGATCGTGTCACCGTATTGGGCGACTTCACTCTCGAAGTTCCTATGGACGAGGTTGGCTGCAACGTGCGTGTTCTGGAGGACCATCAGGCTCTCAAGAGCCCAGATCTCCGGAGGATACACATCGCGTGGAGGTGATGCCATTAATCAATCCTTAGGATTTATTTAGGCCTCTCTCACTCTCCAACTTCGAGATGATCTTTTCGCGATTCTTCTCGTAGTTCTCAGGTGTGAGATCTTCGGGCCTGACTTTGAACGATCCCTCAACGGAATCTCCTCCGGAAGATCCTGAACCTGACTTCCGAGTCCCAACCATGTGGGGATTCTTTTCCAACCAACCATCGATGTATTCGTCAATAGGCTGAACGTCGTCACCAAAGTCCGTTTGGACTTTCGCCATCCAACCCTTTTCGTCTACCTCGGTCAGGTCATTCTGAATTAGCTTCAGGACCTGGTCAGAATGCTTGACGCCCCGGCTCTCACATACTTTCAGAACCTTCATGTCGCGATCGCGGAGCTTTGCTTCTTGCTCCTTGGCTGCGACTTGGTCCTTGAGAGTGCTATTCTCTTCCTCCATGGCGCTCATTCGAGTGTTCATGGATTCGAGACGGACTTTCAAGCCGTCAAGGTCTGGATGGCTAGAGGGCTCATCATTGCTCTCGGTCGGTTCCGGAGTGGGAGCAGGTGAGGGCTCCGCCGGACTTCCAGTCGGTTGCTTTTTCAGAAGCGCATCTAGGTCAGACTTCTTGACTGACTCTTTCTTGACCTCATCGATCATCGAGCTGAATTTGTTGAACAGTTTCTTATTCTGAGCCCCAATTGCAGCATTGATCTGGGTAAGAATGTCATCCTGATTGTTGGCTGACTCGTTGTCAGCGGTTTCTTCGCCGTCCTCGTCTGGAGAACGGAAAAACAAAGGAGAACCCCATTTAAGGGTGTAACTGAAACGTTGCACTTTCGCCTCCGTGCGTTGAGGACATGTGTTTACCCCCACAAGAAGGGGACATGGCGTGTTTAAGCTCCAGCCAAGAAAGGAGTAACTGAATTAATTCTTGCCTGTTTTTTTGCGGACGTCAATAGCCCACATATCATCGTCGGCAGAGATTGCAAACGCATTTAGCTCGGTCTTGAGTTTTGAGACCAAACGGTTCGGTGCCTCTGCATATTGGTTCTTGCCTGCGACCGTGTCGATCATCGACGAAAAGATGGCAACCATCTTCTGGTCGTCGAAGAGTAAGTTGGCCCAGACTATCGAGTTCTCGATCTTAAACAGTACACAATAGGAGAACTGATTAAAGCTGTGGCAGACCACATCTTGGACGGGATAGACCTCCCGGACACAGGACTCGACGATGATCGGGATCTGATCCGGGTCCACTCGATGATGGATGATCCAGCGGTGGTAGCCAGTTATCACTCTTTCGTCTCCTCCTTATTGGACTGCTCTTCCTCAGAATCGTCAGGATCTTCGGCCTTCTGGCCAAATGGCTGACCCATCGACATCGCCTTCATCGGGTCAGTCTCCTTCGGGAACGCATTCTTGTTGATGATCTCGTTGTTCTCGATCTCACCGTTGATTTTATTCCGTACCTCTTCGGGAATAGTTCCCAGCATGGATTCTGAGATCTGCTTCTGCATCTCGCGATCGAGGGTGTCGGAGTTGATCTCTTTCCTTGCCTCTACCCAGTTTCCGATTTGTTGATCTGTTGCTTCCAGGTTAAACCGCTGTGGGTAGGTGGGGGTGTCGTTGTTGAGTCGCTGGTGAGGTGGAATGTCATCGAGAGGGGAGTCCCATCTTCGGAGAAGTTCATAGATCCGCTTTTCGAAACGCTCCAAGGCTCGGGCAGCTTTACGAAGGAATCTTTCTTCGGAGATGGCAAAGGAAGCATTGCGTGCTCTTCCAGACGCAACGAATGATAGCGGTTCATCAGAGCCTCCCAGAGGGTCGATTCCGCTAAGTCGCCGAATACCTGCTCGGCTTTCTTCTTTATTTTTTCTAAACTCTTCCATGACATGACCCGGCGGCTTGAGGTATTCGACTTCTTCGCCATCTGAAGCGTTGTATTTGACGACAGAGTTTGGGCCAAGGGCGATACGCCCGCGCTGGTCGCTGTCGCGTCCGTCAAGTAGAGTAAAACCGCCGTGTTTCCAGAGGTTATATCGTAGGTCAGCGTCAGACTGGAATTGCTCGATATCGTGGTGGTAGCTGTACTTGATAAAAGGTTCGAATCGCATAAAGGTTGATCTTTGGGACCAGAGCATCGCGATGGGCACAACTCCCAAATTGTGGAATCCCGATCCAGCAAACCGCACCACCTTTCTGTCGTTCTCTAGGACGATGACTTCGAACTTCCGCCAAGCAATGCGATCCCATTCTGTATAAACCTCCATCTTAAGAGGTTCCATCTCAGGGGTCGGGGCTCGTCGCATCTTTTCCATAACTCGAATCCAATGAAACTCACCACAAGAGTCATGGTCCCAATCGACGAGTTGGTGTCGTCGGTATTTGACGAGTCGAGGAACGAGTTGGGAGAATGGTGTGACGGTTTCTTCGGGCTGGAATCCTTTCGACGTTTGGTCGAAGGCAGCTCCAGCCTCGATGTCAATTTCGGGGAGATCAACAATCGAGAAGTCGGCCCCGAAAGCAAGAGAGTCGAACAGCGCATCTTCAATATACGCGTCGAACGCTTTGCCGCATCCGTCACAGTCATCGAAGAACTCCTCAAAGTCCTTAGTCACTGTATCTGGTCTGCGCGGAGGCTTCGCCAGGACCGCCCCCACGATCCGGTTGAGGACGGTCGGCATCTCGCCTTTGAAACGAGCAAAAGCCCTCCTCATGAGGTACTCATTAGGTGTTTCGTCCCCACCCCTCGGAAGGTACCGATCCAGGTTACGACGGACCCCGTCATAGACGACATCCTCGATCTCACCCCATTGCTCTTCGCCCTCTTCCCAGACGGGATGACGGCGCTCCAAACGCTTTAAAAGCGCCTCCTGGCTATCAGATGGAGCGATTCCAGGCAGCTTATCGATCTCAGGCATGGTCTCTGAACTTTTCT